AGAAGAAAACCGTGCCCTTAAGATCCCTCCCTCCTGGGCGGCAGGCCCCTGACCTGCACGCTCGCACATGTTGCGCCCCGCAACGGGCCCCCTGGGGTACCCTCCAGGCCATGGAGGAGTGTAAGCGCTGTAACAGGTGCCACGTGTGGCTTCCCGTGGCCAGCTTCAGGCCCAGGCGTGGCGCGTGCCGGCCCTGTGAGTCTGCGGCTGAAGCCGCGCGTCGGGCTGGCCGGGCCCGGGAGCCGGAGCCGGTAGGGGCGAAAGTCCTGACGTTCCCGGTCCCTCCCTTGCCGGAGCCCCCGGACCAGCCCGTGGCCCCTGCCCAGACCCCTGCCCAGACCCCTGCCGTGGCCGCTCCGCCCGGCCTGGCGTCCACGGAGTTCCAGGATGCCCTGGAGTCCTTCCTGGGAGCCCTGGAGCCCCCGCCAGGGCCGCTGGACGCCCTCCTGGTGACCAGCCTGAGGGCCACGGCCCGGCGTGCTGACGCCATCGGCTTCGGCTCCATGAACCCCGTGGCAGAGACCGGGGCCATGGTGTCCACCATGCTCCGGCTCCAGACCGCGTTGGCGTCCACGAGGGCCGCGCGCCAGGCCGCCGGAGCCCCCGTGGTCCCCGTGAAGTCGAAGCTCTCGGCATTTAAACAGGCCGCAGGGTAATGGCCACCGCCGTCCTGGAGGACCGGCGTAAATACGAAGGCCTGGGCATAGCGGAGCCCCGCCTATTCACGCCACCACTCCGTGAATTGACGCCCGAAACTTCCCTCGGATATGAATGCATAGCGTTCGGAACAATCGTATTAGGAATCAAATTAGACCCATGGCAGGCCTGGTTTCTTATTCATGCCCTGGAGCTATTGGAGGACGGCTCCTTCAGGTTCAGGACCGTGCTCCTATTGGTCGCCAGGCAGAATGGCAAGACCACGGTTATGCAACTCCTGGTTATGTGGGCCATGTTCAGCGGTCGTGTCAAGCTGGTAGTGGGCACGGCGCAAGACCTGGACGTGGCCCGGGAGTCCTGGACCGCAGTAAAGGAGCGGATAGAGGACGACCCAGAGCTATTGGCCTGTGTCCCCCGCCGGTCCGGGATTGTCACTGCGAATGGAAAGGAGCAAATCAAGCTTGACTTCCTGAACGAAGAGGACGAAAGGATCTCCTGCCGGTACAAAGTGAAGTCCACCACGGAGGACTCCGCCCGTGGCATCCCCGGCGTAGGCATCCTGCTCCTGGACGAGCTTCGGACCCACCGTGATCACAGGGCGTACGCGGCCCTGTCCAACACGGCCATGGCCGTGCCGAACGCTCTGATCATCTCCATGTCCAACGCGGGCACGGCTGAGTCCATCGTCCTGAACGAAGCGCGCGAGCTGGGCCTGTCCGGGGAGGATCCGGACCACGGCTTCTTCGAGTGGTCCTCCGGCTCCCAGCTCCCGGACGGCTCCGTGGACCCTGACTGCCAGTACGGCTGGGCCCAGGCGAACCCCAGCGTGGGCCACGGGCGGCTGACCTGGCGCGCGCTGCGGTCAGCCAGGGCCAAGTCCCGGAAGTCCCTGGCTGCGGCTGCGGTGTTCATTGTGGAGAACCTGTGCCGCTGGGTGGAGACCATGGAGTTCGGGCTGGACCCAGCGGCCTGGCGGGGCTCCGTCAGCTCCGCCCTGGTCAGCGATTACCGGGACGCCTGGTGGTATGGGGGCCTGGACGTGGCGCTGGACGGAGGGCACGTCACGCTGTCCATCGTCACTCCGGAGGGGACGGCCTACCGGGCCTGGGTCGCCAAGACCTGGAACTCCGTGGATGCCGCCATGGATGAGTTGCCCCACACGCTGAAGGCCCTGAAGCTCCGTCGGCTGGGATGGTGCCCGTCCGGCCCCGGAGCCGCGCTGGGTGGCGTGCTGAAGGCCGCCGGTCGCCGGCCGAACAGTAGGCGTGGCACGGAGCTGGTGGAGTACCGGGGGGACGCCATGTCGCGCGCGGCCATGGGCCTTGCCGGAGTCGTGTCCGCCCGGCGCGTGTGGCACCAGGACGACGCCATCCTGAACGAACAGGTGGCCGGCTGCGCGCGGCTGTGGCAGGGAGACCGCTACGTGTTCACGCGACGCGGAGCCGGACACGTGGACGCTGTCTACGCGCTGGCCTTCGCCATTGACGCTACGATGACGGAACCCCGTCGCCGAAGGCCTGGAGGCTCGAATGAAGGCGAAGCTGGGAAAGGCCCTGTCGAAGGCCGCTAACACCTGGCCCTTCTGGGCCCAGGTGGCCGGCTCCCTGGTGGCGTGCTTCGCGCTGGGTATGATCCTGGGCGGAGCGTACGGGCTCCTGGCCAGCGGCCTGGCCGCCGTAGGCTTCGGCATGGCGAATGAGGGTGACGCATGAGGGGTTTCGGGCGGCGTGCCAGCGCTCCGGCGGCCATGCAGACTGCCGTTGATTTCCCCCAGCACTCCCGGACGCTGGCGGAGTTTGAGACTTCGTTCCTGTCGTCCACGGGGTTGTCCCGTGACTTCGCCTTCGGGCCCTACGGCGCGTGGCGCGGAGCCCTGAAGATCCCCGGCGTATGGCGGTCCTCCACGCTCCTGTCCGGCCTGGTGTCCGCTCTCCCACTGGAGGCCTACCGGGACCGGGCCGGCCGCAGGGAGTGCATCCGGCCCACTCCCCCACTCCTGGCCCAGCCGGACGCCAGGCCCGGCCAAAACCTGGCCGTGACCATGCAAGCCTGGGTCCTGGACTACCTCTTCCACGGGAATGCCCTGGGGATCGTGGCCGCGCGGAGCCCGCTGACCGGACTGCCCACGGCAGTCCTCCCGGTCCCTGCTGAGTGGGTCTGCGTCGGCTGGGCGGACGGCTCCATGCCGTCCGAGCTGACCGGGGCTGACCGGATCTACCGGATCGGATCCTGGGAGGGCGGGCCGTGGGACGTGCTCCACTTCCAGGGGCCCTCGGAACCCGGCGCGCTGCGCGGCCTGGGCGTCCTGGAGTCCGCGTGCACGACCTTCGACCTGTCCAGGGAGCTGGCACGCCAGGCGAGCACCCTGGGCCAGCACGGGATCCCCACGGGCGTCCTTCAGGCGGAGGACCCGGACATCGGGCCGGAGGAGCTGGCGTCGTCAAAGGAAGACTGGCTGGCCGCCCAGCGGGACCGGACCGTGGCCGCGCTGGCCCCTGGCGTGAAGTTCGCTCCCATGGCCTGGAACCCGGAGGAACTCCAGCTCGTGGAGGCCCGGAAGTTCAGCCTTCAGGAGATTGCACTCTTCTTCGGGCTCCCCGGCCGGTACCTGGGAGTGGAGTCCGGAAGCCTCCAGTACTCCACGCCGGAGCTGGACTCCGTGGACCTGTTGAAGCTGACCGTGAACCGCATCCTGGTGGCGTTTGAGCAGGAGTTCAGCCGCCACCTGGTCCGTGGGACCGTGGCCATTATCAACCGGGAAGCCATCCTGGAGACGGACACAAAGACCAGGTACGAGACGTACGCCGTGGGCCTGGACCCCGTGAAGGGCTGGCTCCTGCGAAACGAAGTCCGGGCGTACGAAGACCTGGAGCCCGTGGAGGGCTGGGACGCGCCGGAGCCCCCAGCCCCGCCGGCCCCTCCAGTCATGGGCCCGGAGCAGGGTACGATCCCAGGTGACGAGCCTATGCCGACGGAGGATGAGTCGTGACCACTCTGTATCGCGCGCTGGCGGAAGCCGACCTGGAGCTTCGGGACGACGCGTCCGGGGACGGCTGGACCGTTCGCGGTATTGCCGTGCCCTGGGGCCGTCCGACGGAGCCCCGGGCGGACCTGGGCGGGAACGCGGAGGAGTTCATCCGGGGAGCCTTCGCGGACCAGATGAACGACGCTTCCCGCGTCTGGCTGGCGAACGGCCACCTTCCCATGGGCGGGAAGCTAATCGGGCGGCTGACCCACATGAGGGACGACGCGGCGGGGCTCTACGTGGAGGGCAGGATCTCCGCCACGGCCGATGGCCAGGACGCGCGGACCCTGGTCAAGGATGGTGTACTGGACCGCATGTCCATCGGCTTCCGCGAAGGGCAGATTCGACGGGCGAAGGGCCTGATCCAGCGCGTGACTGCCGGCCTGCGGGAAGTGGCCCTGGTGCCCAATCCCGCCTACACGGATGCAGTTGTCCTGGGCCTCCGGTCCCAGGAATGTCCGACCTGTCGTGCGGCCCAGGAGACCCTGGAGCCGACGGAGGAGTACGCCAATCGCGCGGCCCTGGACCAGATCCTGGCCCAGGCCCGCATGGACGCCCTGAAGATGACGAAGCCCACCTGGAGGTAGGCATGACATGGAAACTGGCCCCCGCCCTAGAGGCCCTGCGACGCGAAGTGGACGCCACCTGGCCGAACAGGCCTAAGGGTGCTGACGGTACGGTGGGGGACTCCGCCCATTCCGCGCGGAAGTCCGAGCACAACCCGAACACGGACCCGAACGACACGGTCCCCCAGGACATGGTCACGGCCATGGACATCACGAAGATGAGCGCGGCCGGCATCGAACGGATCAGGAAGGCCCTGGTGTCGGACCCGCGCACCTGGTACGTGATCCACGCCGGGAAAATCTGGTCCCGGACCCACGGCTTCCGGCCCCAGCCGTACTCCGGAAGCAACCCGCACATGGGCCACCTTCACGTGTCCCTGGTCCAGACTGGCCGGGCCGTGAAGGATGACGGCCCGTGGGGGATCACGAAGACCGTGAAGGCCGTGAAGAAGGCCCCTCCGGTCACGCCTCAGGCCCAGCCCGCCACGATCCAGCGCGGCTCCAAAGGCGAGCTGGTCAGCGCGGTTCAGGGCTTCCTGGGTATCGACCCGGTCACTGGCCACTTCGGCCCCCTGACCATGGCCCAGGTGAAGCGCTACCAGCGTCAGCACAACCTGGTGGACGACGGGATTGTGGGCCCGAAGACCTGGGCCGTCATCCGGACCGCGCTGAAGATTCCGGCCCACCTGCTGTGATGAGGACCGGGGACTGTAACTGGTGCCGGGAGATCCCAATCAACTCCGGCCCCAGCCCTTGCGTGGTGGATTGCACGTGCTTCCCGCAGGGTATGCCGAAGCCGTGTTCCAGCTTCCGGTGCCCTGCGGCTGAGCCGGCCCGGGACCCGTTCGCAGTAACGATCATCGGAGGGTAGCGTGTCCGATACACAGGGTAGTAGCCCAGACGCCCTGGTGGCGGTTACTCTCGCCCGTATGGAGGGCAAACTGGACCGGCTGGCGGACAAGCTGGCAGACCTGGCTTCCGGCCGCGTGGACCATGAAGCCCGCCTACGCGAGCTGGAAGGCCGGGCCGTCGTCACGCCAAAGACCCTGGCCACGATCCTGACCCTCATGTGTACCGTGGGCGGAACCGTGGCGGCCTTCCTGGCCGTCCTGCTGTAGGGGAGTAGAGATGGCAGAGAAGACTGAGGTCCATCCGAAGGTGGCCGCAGCAGGGACCTTCGGAGCGTCCCTGGCCCTGGTCCTGGCCTGGCTGGCCGGCCTAGCGGGCCTGGACATGCCGCAGCCCGTGGCCGCAGCCCTGGGCGGGCTCGTAGCGGCTGGCATCGGGTACCTGAAGTCAGCGTGAAGTGTCGTGCCTGTGGGGCCACCTTCGTGGTGGCTTCGCTGGCACGGGACTGCGAGGCTCGTGACCTGCTGTGCGGAATGACCCTGGAGGAGTCGTGACGCTACCAATCGTGTACCTGTACGGACCGGAAGGCCGACAGAAGACCGGGGAGCTTAGGCACTCCCTCCGGTCCCTGGCGAACGTCCCCCACGCTGGCGTCTGGGTGGCGGGCTGGGCTCCGCCCTGGGCCGCCGTGGAGGCCATCCCCGTGCCTCCCGTGCTCGCCTGGAACGTGGCGGACGAGAAGCACATGCAAACCACGGCCAACCTCATGGCGGCCTGTGGCGCCATGCTGGCCGCCGGCCACAGGGCCTTCTCCCTGTGGAATGACGACTTCTTCGCCATGGCGCCCACGTCGGGCACGCCGAACTACCACCTGGGACTCCTGTCGGAGCGCTGCGCGCGGATGAACCTTCGCTCCATACCGGGGACTTACCACCTTCGGACGCTGGAGCTCCTCAGGGAGATGGGCATCCGGGAGCCCCTGAGCTACGAGACGCACACTCCCATGATCGTGAACGCCACCCTCATGGCCGGCATCCTGCGGACCTATGGGGACCGGGCC